GCGGCAGATGGACGTCATGGTTTTGCCAATGACGGTCTGTCCCGATGATTTAGTAACCATCCCATCAGGTGTGGAAACAACCCGACAGAACGGCCTCATCAAGAGTTCTGAACTTGGATCTAAAGAACATTAGAAACTCACAGTGTCTGATAAATTAAAATTATCTCACAGTGTCTGATAAAGAAATAGTTCTTTTAAAATATTTTTTTGTTTTTGTTTTTTTAAAAGAAATATTTTTTGTTTTTTTATTTTTTTATATTTTATTGTTTTTTTTATATACGTTCAAACAAAGCAACCAGTCGTCTTTTTTTGCATGATTCGGCACCAAACCGTATTTTGATTTAGTGTTTAAAGAATCACACAGAATGGATTGAAATCGCAAAGTTTGAACCAGAGTCATTGTTCTTAGATACTTAAACTTGAGTAAAACAATTACCTGCCATAACAGAATAATTAGATGGTGTTCCATATTCAGAGATCACAGTTGAATTATGAGTCATACTTAATACATAATCAGTATTGTTAGCTACTAAAACAGGAATAGTAACCAGTTCACCTAATTGAATGTTTGAAAATGGCGTTGACTTTGTAATAACCATAAATGTACCTCCAACCGTGCAGTTAGTTCCTCTGAGTCCGTTAGCACTAGTTGTGATTATAATACCAGAATTTACTGAATTTACATTAGATGCTATTGGATCTATTAATTCATACTCAACTTCTACAAAAAGTGATCCTGTAGTAGATAGAACTGATGCACTAGACGCAAGAGCAACTTCAAAATTATATGGTACGTGTGAACTGTTTGATGGTTGGACTGGATAAGCCAAATTTTTATCTGTGATGTCAATAATTATAGTACCTGATTGCCAAATTGAAAAAATACTGGATTTCTGTTGTGTCAAATTTGTAAATATATTAGCTTCAACATTAACCAGTTCAGTACAAGTAGGAGCATATGAGAGGCATACTTGACCATTATTAGTAGCAGATAACATGGGAACATAATGTAACTTGGCAGATCTTAATTTGAACTTAGAAAAATTATTACAGATACTGAAGATACGTGAAGATTCACATAACAAAGGATGAACAGCTATAATAGCATGGGATTGATTATAAGAATCATTAGGAACAGCTTGACAAAATGAAATGGTTGATTGGGACATACGAACATAAGTTTGAACTGTACCTGAAATTGACAAAGGTGCTGAAATTCGATTACTGTTTTTTGATTTATTATTTCGTTTGGGTCTTCTATTCTGTTTCTTAAAATTAGGATTTCTTGGTGGTTTGTTGTTTCTCGACTTTCTTTTAAACTTTGATCTAAAATTAGGAGGGAAGGGCCGACCTCTACCTCTTGGACGCGGAGCTTGATAATAAGGATTGTAATACATTAAAGAAGGATGTATAAAACTAAAATGGTAATTAAACCCGGGGCCTAAGGCCGGGCCCAGGGAGCCCCATATTCATAGGAATCACCAAAACAGGCTTTAGTACCAACACACGAAGATGTTGGTAGATATTAAACTGTTAGTGGGCTCATCGACAATTCCATAGTAACGGCATGTTCAGTTCGAGCATTACACATCCCAGTGCAGATTGACTGCTAGGAACTGTGTGACCCTTAACGGGCCTCAAACAAAACGCCTGACTCACTAAGATAGTCTAGAGATGGGGTTGTTATTTTTTAAAATGTTACCACAGCTGGGCTGTGTTGACGTGTTCCAGAAAATAAAAAGGAAGTTGGATATCCTGCAACGTTTTAGCATCTCTAATGATATTTTCACAAACTTCCTGTTGGGCTAAACTTATACCATACTTTTCAGAATAAAGTATTCTAGTACTCATTCGAATTTCCTGATACCTAAATGTTTTTTCAAATTTTATTATCCACTTATGATAAACAGTATTTTCCAATGCTTGAATTGATAATGTTAGTTGAATTATTTTAAATGCTAATGGTCCTAATATTGGAGTACAAGGTGTGGTTGAATAAACACTCATAGCTTTAGCTTTTAATAAACCTAACAAAATTTTCTGTCGAGAATTCAAATATTGTGCATGACATGTCCAACCCATCCTGGCTATTTGCTCAGGTGGTGCTAATAATCTATTATTCTCAGAATCATAAGTAATGCCACAAAAAGTGGTATTTATAATATTTTTTTCATATTTCATTTTAATACGAAATCCCAATTTTTCATAATCTTGCGGTTTTATGATATTTTTATTTAAACAAAATATTGCATCATCACCTTCAACTAAACCTTTAGCTTTGATATCATATTTTTCACATAAATAGAGCATATTCATTAAATTAGAAAAGCCATTGCCCAAACTAGTCCACATTTCACCTGAAAATCTACATTCAGAAGCATAAGCAATATATTCCTCATTTTTTAATTTAGTGATTCTGTTTTTATCCCCATGGTAATAACATTGTAGTATTTGATAATAAATGTCTAAATTATTTTGGAAGAAGTAATAAAATAATTGCAGTTCAACAGCATCGCAGTATTTATTTGAGAAGCAACTTTCAAAACTTGAATAATCAGTTTCTAAAAAATAATTGTATTTATTAATATGTTGGAATTTAGATGCAATCTCTTGAGGGGTATTGTGTTTTACAAACCATTTCAATTTGTACATTTGTTTTTCAATGTTATGAATATATGGAGCAATTGAAACCTTAAAAATATCTGTTCTACTATTTATCAATCTAGGAAATTTGGGTTCTTCATAAAATTCTCTCTTAATAAAGGATTTGCAGTTGTAATCCCTATATGTTAAATTTTGACCATTGTTCATATATTGATTAAAAGTTTTTCTAAGTTGATTTTTCCTATTGTCATTATAATTTTTAGTTTCATTTAACCAAGATTCAAAATAAGATCTAGGTTCTGTGATCTTAGGTAGCGGTTCAATATGATATTTGGTTTGAAGCTTGCCTAAGAAATCAGTAACAAAATGAGACAGATTTTCAATCTCTTCAGAGGTCTCCAATGTTTCTTGAACTTGTTGAGGAGCTATGCGCTTCAGATATCCACATAATACAGTAATGTGGTCATGGGGGTCTGCGCAAAAAGGAACATCTGGCGTAAAGGCACAGATGTTCAAAGCATAAGGCAATCCTGCTTTATCCTTAGATGCCATCCATCTGAAACTGGTTTTGGGTAACCCTGGTCGGATGGGCAGATCTAGGTATGCCTTTGCTTCTGATTCGATTCTATTTATAGAAGAGTCAGGACGGAGTCTAGAGACCCTCCGTTGGAAGAAACATTCTCTGGGAGTTGAAAATGGAACTTAGTTACATAATAATACAATAAACACTTTATCAATGTCAACTTATAAAACGGTACTTGAAGTTCTAATACTTGGGGACTTTTCAACACATTAGCTAACCTTGCATTTAAATATTCAAATTCCTCTTGATCTACAGTTATCATGGGATCTATTAAGCATTTAATATGATGTTCAGTATTTAAAAATGTTGTTAATATTAAATAACCCATGGCATTAATGTTATTGACATTTATCTGATATTTATCCTTAGCTATAAGATGGCTAGTAACAAATTTGTTAGCAAATTTACAGAACCAATAAGATCTTTCAGCTGGTGAGTATCGATAATTGAGTCGCATTCTAAATTGAGAATATAAACCTAATAAAGTAGGATAAAGGGTTGTGTAAGCTAAATTGAAACTCGTTTTGTGTATTTTGATTTGGTCATATTCATAATTGTTGTTAGCTTCAACTTGATGATATAACATATCTAAAACCATCTGCATCATATGATTTGAATATTCGAAACCTGTGTGTGGACGTTTGTATTTCATCAATTTTTTGAAATAAATAAAAGCAGGGTTAAAATTTTGGCCATAATTTTTATAACGATACACTACAAAGTCTTCATCAATATTTTCTTGATTAATATTAGGTCGTATAAGTTCTGAAATTGTTTCCTCCTCATGAATTTTTCCTTTTTCTTCTTCAGGCTGCCCCACTTGTTCCATCTCAATATCAGCATAATAATTACCATATTGTTTTTGTTGTGGTGCTTCTTCAATAGAATATTGGATTTTATTTTCCACAATTAATGGTTTAACCACATAATCAGAACCGATTTTGTTTAATGTATCAAACATTGGATAATTGAATATTGATTCAGGTATTTTATTTATCAATGGTGTAAGTAATTTTAAACTGCAATCTAAGGCAAAATTTAATGTTTCATTACCCACATATGAGCTTTTGTCAACAACATAAGTTTTGACTTTTGTAGCGACCTTACAAACATATTTCTTAGTATTATCAAACAATTTATAACAATGCAATTTTATTGTATTTAATAATGGTGGAATTGGTTGAACTTGAACATCCTCAGGATTGACTTGTAGTATAACTTGATTGGGTAATAATGGTAACAAATTATTTTTTTCAACCTCAATGTTAATAATTTTTTCTTCTTGTGGTTCTATTTCAATCTTTGTCTTTTCAAGATTCTTATCTTCCAAGTCTTCATTTTTTAATTCTTCTTGTTTGGCCTTGATTATCTGATTTTCCAATTCGAGTTTTGTCTTTAATTCAGCAATTTCATTGTTTAAAGCAATTTCATTCTCATGATCAGATTTTTCATCGCTATATTCAGCTACAAGGGACTTGACATTTTCAAGATTTTTTTTCTTTCGTTTGTTTTTCTTTTTGTCTTTCTTAGACATCTTCCGTCTTTCGGATTTCTCGTTAGATTGTTGTATTGTTGTCATAGTCATGGAAAAAAAGGGCTCTCTTCTGTAACCGCAGAGTGTGCATCGAGACGGAGTAAACCGGTACCTTTCACCGTGGTCTCAAA